ACCGGGTAAGTTAAAATTCAGGCCCATATAAGGCACTGGTACGTTTGTTATTTCTCTTGCTGGTAATGACCCAGCTGTACAATATACTAAATCATCTTCATCGAATGTTTGTGAACTTGCACCGCCTGAGTCTATTGATAACACTCTAAACTGAAAATCTCTTGCAAAATCTCTTTCAGTTGCTACTCTGTAAAAATCAGAAATCGTTTGCTGTACATCTGGCATAATAGTATTTAATCTAAACAAACAAAAACCCCGAAAAAATCGGGGTTTGTTTATACTAAGGCAAGTTTCGCCAGCTGTAAAGGTTATTACCCAACAATTTCGCTAAAGTCTTGACCTGTTCTTGTAGCATAAAAGTTAACCAAGATAAACTCTGCTGCTCTAACTGGTTTCAAATAAATGTCAACAACTAACTCGTTAGCATCTATAACCTCTGGTGTATTATTACGCTCATCACAAATAACAAGGTAATCATAAACACCTTCATTGTTCTTAGCATCTTCCAAAATAGGATTGATAACATTAAGAACATTTGTTCTTGTAAACAACGTATTTGGTTCAAATACAAAGTACTTAACAACCTCTCTAACACGTTTTTCGAGATATAAGAACAATCTTCTTACATTAACTCTATCAAACGCACTTGGTTTGCTTTGTAATGTCTTCTGTCCGTAAAGTACAAAGCCTTCACTTGGAAAGAACGCTACCGGGTTAATGTTAGCCTGATCGTATAACGAATCACGCTGTTTTTGATTCGGGTAAATCGCAACATCATTTACAGTGTCTAAAAGACCTCTTGTAAATCCTGCTGGTGCGTACCACGGTGCAAAGTTTGCATCGGTTTGTGCATACTTAGCTGCTACAACACCTGACATCGGTATCCAAACCTGACCTGATACTGTGTTATCATAAACTTGAGCCCATGTTGCATAAGCTGCTGCATAGTTAGTATTAATAATCGAATACGTTTGCTTAATTGGGTTCAATATATTAAGTGGGAATGTTTGACCAGATATATTAATCTGTTTAGTATTTTCACCTAACACAAAAATCTGTCTAATTGGATCAGAAATATAAATGAAATCCTTTCTTGTATTCTGAGCGAATGTAATAAACTTACTTTCAACTGTATTCCAATCAGATCTAACATTTAATGCTTCTGTTCCAAGATTTGGTCCAGTAGCTGATAACTCATGTAATCCTGTTAAGTTATCTCTGTCGTCAAAGAATTTAGCTGTTTTATTTGCAGCTACTGTTGTGTTATTAACTGTGGTGTTAATTGTACCTAAACCAGCTTCTGGGATAATGTCAATATCAAATATGTCAATATTAGCTAATCTATCAAATACTCGATCTAACTTACCAGGTATGTTACCAACTGTAACTGTTGTACCGCCTTCGGTAGCACCACGAGTATTGGTTTTATATGATGCTGCTGGAATCATTGATTGTGTTCCAAAGCCGCTATAATAACCACTTACATCGCTGTCATCTTTACTTGCAACTCCAGTCGCAACAGTTATACCGGTCGTCGCTTCAGTTGCATCTGAGATTGCTTGCACTTGACCACTATTCAAACCAACAATTGCTTTGTATTGAGATAAGTTTCCGGTATCACCATCTTCACCAGAGTCATATGTACGATTAATCAAACCATCATTTACAATTCTTATCTTTCTGTTTGGTTCACCGTCATCACTAAGCGTTGTACCCGAATACTTACCAGAAATATAAGGGTTAATTTTCATTGCTGTATTAACACTGCTATTAGAAAATTTCTGAGGTAAGTAATAACTAATTGGTTGACCACCATTTTCACTGTTAATCTGTCTGTAGTAATCAATACTACCAAAGTAACCTTCATCTAAGAAGAAATCTAACTTAGTAACTTCCGGTGAAAATACAGATGAACGTAATCTAAACAATCCTGATACCAACGTATCATCGAAAGTACTTGTTGCAACATTAAATGTTGTAATCTTTTCAGCAACTTCTGAAATATTCTGTTCAATGGTTTCTGTGTTAAATGTGGCACTTAACGCGAAGTTTAATCTATCTGTTGGCACATTTGTTAAACTTCCATATGTTTGGGTTGTTAATTCTTCATTTTTAGAAACTTTAATTAATTCAACGTCGTTATAATTTGTAGTTGCATAAAGGTTTGTATTATCTAACAACGCTGTATAATAACCTTCAAATGAATTATTAACTGTTGTTTTGGCTGTATTCAAAGTAATAATGGCGGCTCCGGCTAAATTCTGTAACTGAGCAGCATTTCCAACTTCACCATTTCTAGCACTAAATGCTGTACTGGTTACCCAGTTTGGTGTGTTAGACCAATCTATGGCAGAATCGTCTAATATAGATTGGTATTGTGATTGTGTTAAGCTTAAGAATGTTGGCTGACCAACATAATAATAAACCATATTACCGGCTGATGCTGGAGAGAACTGAACTGTTACGCTTGCATCATCACCAAACGGTGGCTCAGCAATATTAGCTGATAAAGGTGCGTATAACCCGGCATTAATAGCTTCTTGATTTACCGGTACAGCAGGATAAACTGTAGCCCAATATTTGTTTGTGAACCCATCCCCCAACGATTCACCATATGGGAGCCTATTAACAAGGATATTTGCTCTACTGTTGAATGATTGTGCTACAGTATGGTAAAAGTAGCGTTCTGCGGCATTTGTTGGGGTGCCATAAATTGTTTCAAACTCAGATAAGCTAGATACCTGCACGATTTCATCGCTTGGGCCTTGGGGTGCGAATCCAGTTACAAAAATATTGGTACCGATCTTGTTAACCGCTCTTAGTGATAAGTCGACTTCGTTGATTTCTACACCGGGACTTTGAATAGTTCTTTGTGCCATATGTATATTTATGTTTTTCTGAGAAAAGATTTGTATAAATTACTTTTTATATAAATATATCACGGCTCTAATAATTTGACGTAGAATTGACTATAAGCAAAACTGAATTGTGTTTCTATTTCCCCCGGGTCTCTATAAGAATATTCAATACCACCTAAAAATGTAGGAAATCCTTTTGTATAGTCAAACTGAGCAACTTTTTTATTGTATTCATCCAGTGCATAAATTGTAAAATCAGCCATATACTCATCTTCTACGACTTTTCCTTTAGGATAATTCTTTTCTTTATTGAAATACCCTGCATAATCGTCTTGTAATTTATCCATCCATTTATATATAAACCAATAGTTTTCGAATCTATTATCGATAGTGAATTTTACGTTAACTGGAGGGTAAGGGGGTCTATTATGACTTGTGACATTTAAAGTTTGCCCTGAATATCTTGTTTCAACATTAGGTATCTGCACCGGTGGTACAACACTACCATAAATTGAAAACTGGACTGAATCAGGATTTACCTGTTTATTGTCTCTGACAAATTTGTTTACATCATCTTTAAGAAACTTAGGCGTGGGTATAACCATGATGAATTTATCTTTTCTTTCCTTGTTTAAGGCTGCCTGGTTATATGCTAAGCTCATCTAATATATTTAATGTAACCCTAAATCGCTAATTGGTGCATACGATCTTTGTGTTTGATAATCTGAAGCTGCTACCCACCCTTTTGTTTTCATTAAAGTTAGTTCAGCATTATGTTCTTGATCTGATTTTTCAGTGAATATTATGGTATCTAAATTATTTTCTTCGTTATCCTCGTCCCAAAGACCTTTTCCTATAGGGGTGTGATAGTCATAATCATATCTTTTTAACTCAGCAGGCCTATTATTATCATCATATCTTAAAACTTCAAAATATTTTTGTACAATATCGTTTTCTAATACAATTAAAGCCCATCCTAATGACATTACTCTGTCATCAAGCATATTAATACCCGGTTTTGCCGCCCATTTACCGTTAGGATACTTTACGAAATTTTTTACCTCTGTTAATGTTTCAATATCTCTGACATTCACTGCTCTTAATTCGTTCATAAAATATCTCATATTAGTAACCATTCGATATTTTGTATTTGTATGAGCTAAAACACCAACTTTATTATTTTTTTGTTTACCTGTATTAGCAGAATATGTTACAATGTTACCATACCGGTAATTATAATAGAGTTGCTCAACTACTTGAGCACCGCAATTGTTTCTTTCTATTAAGGCCGGTGGTGATCCCCATTGTAATAATATTTCATGTAATTTTTGTGTGAAATTAAAGGGGTTTATTTCATCGTTCCAGTAAACAGCAACTTGCTCTATGTTTGATAGGTCTTTTAAGTCTAAAATTTGTATACAACTAGCATTTTGATGGAGCCCTTCTGCAATATCAACACCCACAACGTATAAACCGTACTCGTCAGGTGCTCTAAAAATTTTATACTTACCTTCTTCCATGGACATCTTGGGTTTAATGCAATTAATTTTTAAATTTTCAAAAAGTTCTTCATTAATTGCCATTTCACCTGACGACACAAATTCACACCCAAATTCTTGATTAAAAGCTTCTTCACTTCCAATAGTTCGCAATGTTTCGCTTCTCCACTTTTCGTCTCTACCAGGAATTTCACTCCATAAAATTTTATCGAACCCCCAACCGTTCTTTTCTTCTATAGCACCGTTCCATATCTTATAAAACAGGTTATCAGTACCGTTTGCAGTGGATGCAATAAAAATTTTAGACTTTCTTGAAGATGAAATAACAGGAAAAACAGATTTCCAAAACTGATCAACTAAATGTGGTTCAATAAACGCTAACTCATCCAGAACCAACACGTTAATTGATTGACCACGTGCTGCTGTCCCGGTAGTGGTACTTATACCTATTGTCGTACCGTTTGTAAACTTTAATGACTCTTTTCCATATTCAGAAACGCCTGGTTTTATCCAGTTTGGTAGTTCTTCATAAGCCATTCTTATTCGAGCAAAGATTTCTTTAGCTGTTCCTTCTTTATTAGCTACTATAAGCATTCTTTGATCACTATTAAAGCATGCATGCCATAATGTATAGATTGTCATCATGGTGGTTTTACCAATCTGTCTAGATGCTAACAAAATAAAGAACCTACTATCTCTCATCTTTCTTAATGATCTTTTTTGACAAGAATGCAATGCTATTTTTTCTCGTCCTCTATCTAGGTTTACAATATAGAAGAAATTTTCAGCAAAATAAAGAAGATTTTGTTTAGCCTTCTTCAGATCCGCCAACATTTTTGGCGTCCACTCAAATTTAGAATTCTCGGTAGGTAGGTTTGGGTTTCCGAGATAATAATCTCTTTTATTCTGCATTATAATTTTATTTAAACAAGGAACGCATAAATATATTCATGAACCGTAAAAAAGATTTAGTTATGTTATGTGAGGTTTATTCATCTGGGTTATTAGGAGAAGGTGGATCCGACATGAAAGACTATTATGCTTCGCAAGAACAAGAAAATGCTGATAGGGGAAGCGGTGGAGGTTTCGCTGCTCAAAGAATGTCAGGTCAAATGGGTACAGAAACACATACCGGTTATGTGCAACAGGCCGAAGACCAAAATCCGGTTGAGAATTACGAGGGTGAAGAGGAAACCACACAAGAAAAGTCTGTAAGATTGTTACATCGAGGTGGTTGGAAACGAAGCGAAGTAACACCCAAGGGTAATATTATAATGACCAAAGCTGATCAACCTGATGCACAGGTAGGTACAGACGGTCTTATAAACGGTAAAGACTATAAACTATTTCTCAGTAATACAGGTGAACAGGGCGACATAGCTGAAGACGAACAAGACGATGAGTCCTTACCACAACCAGAAGATACAGGTGTCAATTCAAATGAAAACCGCGGTTCATGGGGTAGTGCAGCATTTGGCAACGAATCTGAAGAAGGTTATGACGAAGATATCGAAATGTTAGTAGGTAAAGCTTGCCCGAAAGATGCCGGAGCATCTGATCCAACAATTAATCCCGCTGCTTTAGGTGGTATGGTAGATATTATAGCCAAAGCAATAGCTGATAGGGATAGCGAAGATGAAGAAAATACTGAAGATGATGATTTATTAAGATCGCATTATAGAAAGATGGCTGATACAGATGAAGTAGATCAAAGATATTTTAAAGCGCGCGATAAACAAGAAAATGCCGCTGCTAGAAAGCAAGGATTTGATCCTGATGCAGATGAGGAAGACGGTGCTGCAGCAGCAATGAAAGCTGACGAAAGAGAAAATAAGAAAAGGCTTCGCGCTCAAGATGCAGTAGCTAGAATATATGGTTTTAATCCTGATGCAGATGAGGAAGATAGTTTTGACGAATTTGACGATGCTGAAGATACAGATTCATCAGATGAAGCACATTTTAGAGAAATCGATCCTGAACAATGGGCAAAAGCTAAGCAGGCTGGTTGGTCAGGTGGTGCTACAGAGGATGAAGAATACGATGAAGACGAAGTAGATCGAGAAAAGAGATATAAAGATCGTTGGGGTAAAGATCTAGACGACGAAAGAGACCGTAAAGGTAGTTCGAGCGCTGGAGCTTATACAGATGTTGATAAAGACGAATTTTGTGGACCATCTGGTGGTGCCGCTGATGGAACATACCCTGTTAATACAAGAAAAAGAGCAATAGCTGCAAAATCATATGCACATAATGCTCCAGATCCTGAAGGTATCGACAGATGCGTAGCAAGAAAGTGGCCTGATTTAGATAAAGATGACGAAGATGAGCAAGTTGACCGTCAAATGAATGAAGAGTCTTATTATTCTTCTAAAGGTGATAGAGCAATGACCCAATTAATGGAGTCATACGAACAGGTTGAAAGAAAGCCAATTGAAAACCATAATTGGTACTGATATGAAATATTTTAAATCTAAAGGCGATAGAGCGATGTCTGATTTGTCCGATGCATATGGGCAAATTGTAGAAGAAAACACCATAACTAGTTATGATGGTGGTATAGAACGACAGGTTGTTCAAGAACTTGCTCCTATAGCAGCCGTCGCACCGGTTGCGATCCGAGCTGCAGCAAAATATGCACCGAAAATAGCGGGAGCAGCAGTGAAAGGTGCAAAATCTTTAATGCCAGGTGCAAAGGCAGCTGCTAAACAAGTTGGAAAAGCTGCAGTAGCTGGAGCTGCTCAAGGAGTACAGCAAAGAGTTCAAAATAAAGTAGCAGGTCAACAACAGCAACAGCAAGAACAAGAAGAAGAATTTGGTATTGGTATGTATGTTGACATAGAAGATAGAATTGGCGGTGGTACCGGTGAAATAGTTGGTATCGTCTCTAATCCACCAAACACATTTGTTGTACAAACAGATGATGATGAAACGCTTCATGTAAAAGGTGAAGATATTAGTGCAATTGAAAGACAATACGCGGAAGTTGACACTACAGAAGACATTCAAGATGAATGGTTAAAATCCGCATAACAATTAAATAACTTTATGTATCAAAAGAATCGTAAAAGACAATTGAAACAAATTGAAGAAGCTTATGAAGCTGTAGTGGGTAACCCACCGGGTAAAGCGGCGCACAAGCAGCAGATCAAACCTGGTAAGCCTATTAAACGAACCTGGGAAAAAGCCGGTAAGAAAGTAAAGCTAAAAGGTAGTAATACTGACATACCTGCTGAGAAGCCAGATGGTTATCAGGGGTTTGCTCATGACAACTCCGGACCTAACGGCGCAGACAATTTTAAAAGCACGGAATTAGATCCAAATAACCCGGAAATTAAATTAGGTAACGCTTACGATGTTAAGCAATTATCTGATACAGACGCTTCAGACTATTTTAAGGCAGAAAACGAAAAAATAAACAAAGAGAGTATAAATACTAATATGGCTAAGAACAAATCTATTTTTGACCGTTTATACGAAGAAGTTATGGACGATGAACAAATTGATGCAGTGGAACTCGGTATTGACACAGATGATGTCGATGTTGAGACAACAGAAACTGACACAATTACTATCGAGATTCCAAAAGAGGTTGCAAAGCACTTACATGACGCACTCATGGACGTGATGGACGCAGCAGATGATATCGAAGATGTCGAGGATGCCCTTGGCGACGAAGATGATTGGGATCCTGATGAAGACGAGTCCGAG